TTAGCTAGGCTAAGCCTTTATGAATATTGCAAGCTCATGCATCCTTATTTTTATAGAGACGGTAGAGACTTCTTAGTAGAGTTATGTAATTCGGTTCAAGCTTTTTTAGAGTCAAAAGATAAATTTCTTGTCATAAATATGCCACCACGTCACGGAAAAAGTTACACAGCTAAGAATACAACAGAATGGATGTTCGGAAGAAATCCTAATTTGAAGGTTATGACAGCCTCTTATAATGAGAGATTGTCTACTAATTTTGCTAAGCAAGTTAGGGACACTATAGACACTGAAAAAGTAGGTAATAGATTAGTTTATAGAGATATATTTCCTAAAACTAAGATCAAGAAGGGCGATGCGATGTCGTCTATGTGGGCTTTAGACGGTAACAACGAAAAGAACTACTTAGCAACGTCTCCGTCAGGAACTTGTACAGGATTTGGGGCAAACGTAATTTTAATCGATGACATCCTAAAAAATGCAGAAGAATCTTACAACGAAGTAATACTTGAGAAATGCTGGGACTGGTTTAATAACACGCTTTTGCAAAGACTAGAAGGTGACGATTGGAAAGTTATTTTAATAATGACAAGATGGGCTAAAGATGATCTAGCAGGTAAGATTTTAGATAATTTTGATAATGTCAAACTTATTAAATACAAAGCATTGCAAGATGATGGAACAATGCTATGTAAGAGGATTTTAGACAAGGAAAACTACGATATAAAAACTAAAGAGATGAATCTGGATATTGTACAAGCTAACTATCAGCAAGAACCTATCGATGTCAGAGGTAGGTTATATGGCGAGTTTAAGGAATGGGATAGTTTACCTAAATACAATAAGGTTTACAATCAGACCGACACCGCAGACACTGGTAGAGATTATCTATGTAGCATAAATTATATTGTTTATGAAAAAGAAGCTTATATTTTAGACGTTATATATACAGATAAGCCAATGGAAATAACTGAAGAAGAAACAGCAAAAATGCTCTTGGATTTTGAAGTAAATGAATCAATAATTGAGAGCAATAATGGAGGTAGAGGATTCGCAAGAAATGTTGAGAGAATTTTAAGAGAAAAACATGGTACTAACAAAACAGTTATAAAAGCTGTTCCACAGACCAAAAATAAAGAATCACGTATACTCACATCTTCTGGTTGGGTTAATAATCACATCTATATGCCTCAAGGTTGGAAATTCAGATATCCAGAATTTTATAGAGCTATTTTCAACTATCAAAAGAAAGCTAAAAACGCTCATGATGATGCTCCTGACGTTCTAGCTTCAATCTACGAAAAAATAACTGGTAAATTCGAGCCTAAAATCCTATCCAAAGGAGATTTGGGTTTTTATTAAGATAATAGAGGTGAGCAAATGTTTGTATTACCTAGCAATTACACAGAAGTTACACCACAAATTATTGGCGACATGATCAAATATAACGGATTTATGATAGATAGGTATAGTATGTTACATCAATATTATCGTGGAGAGCATGCTATACTTCAAAGATTTAAAAATGATACTCTAAAAAATAATAAGTTGGTTATTAATCACGCATCTTATATTGTTGACACGGCAACAGGTTACTTATTAGGAGCTCCAGTTGATTATGTGTCTGATTATGACATCTCAGCAATTTTAGATTGCTATAAGCAACAAACTATAAATGATTTAGACACAGAAATAGCTAAGAATACTAGCATTTTTGGTATACAACATGAGTATGTTTATGCAGACGAAAACGCTCAACCTAGATCATCAAAGATAGATAATAGAAATTGTGTGCTGGCTTACGATAATACACTTGATCACAAAAAGATTTTTGGAATTATTTATAGACCTATTGGTTTACAAACATCAGTAGAGCAATATGGTATTTACAGGAGTATTGTTGAGACTTTAGTTGTAGATTATTATGATGTAATTTATTTAGATGACAATTTTATTGTGCATTATAAATACAAGGATAATGTTTTAATAGAACTAGAAAGAAACGAACATAGTTTTGGGAAAACTCCGCTCATAAAATATCGTAATAATTCTGATGAGATTGGAGATTTTGAAAAAGTATTATCTCTAATTGATGCTTATAATATTTTACAGTCAGATCGTATAAACGACAAAGAACAGCTTGTTGATGCGATTCTTTGTATGTATGAATTTGATTTTACAGCAGAACAACATGAATTGTTAAAAGAAAGTAGAGTACTAGCAAGTATCCCCAAAGATGGCAGGGTTGAATATCTAACAAAAGTACTACACGAAGCCGATATGGACATTCTGAGAAATAATTTAGAGCAAGATATTCACAAGATAAGTATGATACCTAATATGTCTGACGAGAAATTCAGCGGGAATAGTTCTGGAGTGGCTTTGAGGTTTAAATTGCTACCCTTTGAGCAGTGCATTAAGAATAAAGAAAGGTATTTTGAGAAAGGCTTAATGGAGAGGTTCGAACTCTATAATAGTTTTTTATCAAAAGCTTCTAGAATGCAACAAATTCCAATTTATGATGTTGATGCAGTGTTTAAGCGTAATTTGCCTAAAAACGACTTGGAAATAAGTAGCATGATCAAAAATCTAGAAGGCTTAATAGATAACAAAACTTTAATATCTCAATTATCTTTTGTTAAGAATGCCGATGATGTAATGCAGAAAACTGAAGATTATCAAGAAAAGGTTGAAAAAATTCAGGAGGCTGAAGTGGTATGAAGATTTTTATTGATGCTGGTCATGGTGGTGTTGATTCTGGTGCAGTTGGTGTACTTGGTAGACAAGAAAAAGATGATAACTTAAGAATGGCTCTAGCTCTAGGCAATAAGTTGACTAGTGTAGGCTTCGAGGTTATGCAAAGTAGGAATAATGATATTGCTGTAAGCTTGGAAGAAAGGGTAAATAAGGCTAACAATTGGGGAGCTGATCTTTTTATTTGTATTCATCGGAATGCTTATAGCAATCCTAATGCTAATGGTGTAGAAATCTATACCTATAATCAAGTTTCTAACAACACTACTGATTGGGCTAATATTATCGAGTCTTGTTTGACTAAAGTGTACGCTCAGTCAAACAGAGGAGTTAAGACTGATAATTTTTATGTCTTGAGAAATACAACAATGCCTGCGGTTTTAATAGAATTAGGATTTATGACAAATGCTACCGATAATGCTATGTTTGACAAGTACTTTGATGATTATATTAATGCACTTGTAAGCACCATAAGTCTAAAATTCGGGGCAAATAAAACAAAATATCAGATTATATTGGGTGATTTTAATAGTAAAGATGAAGCAAATGAAGTTTTGAAAACCATAAAGAATGTTGGAATAATAGGTGAAATTAAGGAGATATAATAATGAATAATGATTTTTTTTCGTGGGATACTCTTAAAACGCTTACAGGAGTATCTACTGCAACTGGTTTGATAACACAATTCATAAAGATTTACGTTCCAATACCTACACAGGTGTTGGCTTACATAATATCGCTGATCATATTAATAGCGGTAACAGTTTATAACCAGAACTATAGGAATATACCTTTATGTTTTTTAAATGCTTTTGTTGCTTCTTCTCTTGCATCAAATACTGTTTCTTTAGTAAATAGATTGTCATAATTTTGTAGTTTTTTAGTTTCTAATTGATATACATTATTATCATCTAGAATTTCACACCCTTGTCACTAAATTTATAAACATAATCCTTTAGGTTTTATTTTGTTGTTCAAAAATAGCCGACGGGCGTTAAACGGGAGATTTTTTTTGGAAGAAAAAAATATTACTCAGGATACTAATACTTCTACCGTATCCGAAAATGAGGTTTTAGAAGGTAAAACTTTTACTCAGGCTGAAGTCAATGAAATTATTGGTTCTAAACTTAGGAAGCATGATAAGAAAAACGAAGAACTTATCAAACAAATAATAAGTAGAGAAAGAGCCGAAGCAGAGCGTTTAGCTAAGATGACGGCTGAGGAAAAAGAAAAAGAGTTAATACAAAGATACAAGGCTGATATTGAAACAAAAGAAAAAGCCTTATTAAAAAGAGAATTACATCTAGAAACAACATCTATTTTAAATGAAAAACAAATTCCCATTGATCTAGCTAATTTTTTTATCGGCGAAGATATTGAAACTACAAAATCCAATATCGATAGCTTTGAAAAGTTATACAAAAAAGCAATCGAAAAAGGGATCAATGAAAAATTAAAAGGCAAACCAATCGAAGATTACGGAGGGGGAGTCCCCACAAAAATTAAAGACGTCATAAGGGCGTTTTAAAAAATGGAGATGATTTTAAATGGCGAAACAAGATACCTTAAATATTTTTCTGACCGATGGGGTGACCCATGATAAGTTAGCGGAACTTTATAATGGCGTTATAGACGGTGTTCAAGCAAAATCTATATCAGAGTTAATTAAAAATAAAAATTACTCTGGAGATGCAAGAAGTGGATCAGTTGAGATAAAAAGATTTGTAAATGCGAGTGTAAATGCATATGGAACTGCAAGAACTGCTGGCGCTGGAACGAAACTTGAAAATCAGAGTGTAATTATAAATGTTGATACTGATAAGGAAATTGTTGAAGAAATACAGATGAAGGATATCGAGCTTTATGGGGTGCCAGATATCCTCCGTAGAAGGCAACTAAATCATATCATGAGATTCTCTGCTGATCTAGATACTGCGTTCTTCACTGTAGTTGAGGCGGCGGCGGTAGAATTTACACCAGTAGGTACAACTATAGATGCTAAGTTGGAAGAATTAATACAACATCTACAAACTATCCAGACAGATTTTGTTGATGGTGTAGATAGGGAAATGTTGGTTATAACAGCTAGTCCTTATGCTTTTGGTTTGCTTAGGAATTATATTGATACTATTTATGGATCTGGAATGACAATTCGTGATAACGAAATTCAGATGTTCCACAAAGTGCGTATACTTTCTAACTTCAGGCAGACTTCAGATTTGATATGCATGATAGATGGTGCTGTAGCACAGCTTGTTAATTCCAACGTTTACCAACCAGAAAGAATTCCATTGTCCAACTCTATGGCTGTATCTCTCTTCTACTCACGTGGTACTAAAGCGGTTATGGATGATTTAATTTTCAAAATCTCAGCTGTTTGATCATGATATTCAGACATAAAAAACGTGGGTATATGATCACAACAGATGATAAAAAGGTAATAGAGCAATATATAAAACAAGAAAATTGGGAAGTTGTAAAAGAAAAAAAGAAAAAAGGTAAATAAAAAAATGGCTGAACCTACTCAAAAAGAACGAATAGAAGCGTATTTTTATAAACGAGTTACTACTCCAGTAGATCCTGATTTGCTGGATTACGCCATAGATGAGCTTTTGTCCCGAACTATGATCTATTTGAATATGGATTCTGTACCACAAAAATTTGAAATGTCTCTAGTAAACATACTAGTTTCGCAGATGGCACTTTATGCCAGTGATGCGTCAGAATCTAATTTAAAAAAGATAGAGGATA